CACGGCAGACACAAGAAAAGCAAATCCTCTTTTAATAAGAGTAGTAAAAACTATGTAAAGAAATACAAAGGGCAAGGTAGATGAGAAACCATACTAAGGTATATATGACATTCTTTTACTTAGATGAAAGCGATTTTATAGGCTGTGAGATGTGTGGTACTGAAGCTGTGGATATACACCACATACTACCAAGAGGAATTGGGGGTAGCAAGTGTAAAGACTATATAGAGAACTTAGTAGCTCTTTGTAGAGATTGTCATAATATGGCAGAAACAGATAAAGAATTTAATACCTATTGCAGAATACAACATTTAGAAAACATTAAAAAATACTTATATGAAAATTACATTAGTAAACATAAACAGTCTTAATCCTGCTGAATACAATCCAAGACAGATTAATAATAAGCAATACGAGGATTTAAAAAACTCATTAGAAAAGTTTGGTTGTACTATTCCAATAGTAATAAACACAGACAATACTATAGTAGGTGGTCATCAAAGGGTTAGAATAATGAGAGAGTTAGGAGCAGAGAAAGTACCAGCAGTTAGGGTTAACTTATCAAAAGAAGATGAAAGGGAATTAAACATAAGGTTAAACAAGAATACTGCTGAATGGGATATAGACCTACTAAGTAACTTTGATGTAGTAGACTTAAAAGAATGGGGATTTAAAGACATAGAGCTTGGATTTAATATAGACAAAATAGATGAAGATAAAGACATAACAATAACAGTAAAAGAAAAAGACACCATTACTGCTAATGAATTATACGAAGATTTAAAGGGTAAAGGGTATAAAGTAACTATAAAATAAATTTAATAAAATGAGCAAAAAAGAACACATAAAGAAAAAAATGTTAATAGAGAGTTTAGAAAACTCATTAGGAATAATATCTACAGCTTGTAGTAAAGCAAATATAAGTAGATCAAGTTTCTATAAATGGTACAAAGAAGATGAGGAGTTTAGAAAGAAAGTAGATGAGATAGATAATGTAAAATTAGACTTTGTTGAAAGCCAACTATTTAAGAACATACAAAACCTAAAGGAAAAGAGTATCATATTCTATCTACAACATAAAGGGCATAAAAGAGGGTATATACAAAAGCAGAATATAAACCTAACTTCTAATGAAGAAGAAATAAAAAAGATAGAAATTGAAATCGTTAAACCTACAGGGAACAATAGTTCTTCAGAAGAATCTTAATGCGACCACTAGAATCGTTGTAAATCAAGGAGGTACTAGAAGCAGTAAGACCTATTCTTTAGCACAGTTAATCATTCTAAGAGCCTTACAGGAGCAAGGAAAGGTATATACAATATGCAGGAAAACACTACCTGCTTTGAAAGGTACTGCATATAGAGATTTTTTTAACATCTTAGAAGAACATAATTTATACAATCCAAACAATCATAATAAATCAGAACTAACTTATAAGCTAAATAAGAATGAGATAGAGTTTATTAGTGTTGATATGCCTCAGAAGATTAGAGGGCGTAAGAGAAATGTATTATGGCTTAATGAGGCTAATGAGTTTAGTTTTGAAGACTGGGTACAGTTAAGTCTTAGAACTACAGAGAATATATATTTAGACTTTAATCCATCTGACCCTTATAGTTGGATATATGATAATGTTATGAATAGAGAGGATTGTACATTTATTAAATCTACTTATTTAGACAATCCTTTTTTACCTGATGAAACAATTAAAGAAATAGAAAGGCTAAGAGATTTAGATAGTAATTATTGGAAGATATATGGACTTGGGGATATGGCACAGCCTACAGAAACTATATTCAGGCAATTTGAGATATGTAATAATGTACCTAATGAAGCTGAACTTACGGCAATAGGGCTTGACTGGGGCTATTCTAACGACCCTACAGCAATAGTAGAGGTATTTAAATTAAACGATAATTTGTATATTAATGAACTAATATATAGCAAAGGATTAACAAACCAAGATATAGCAGAAAAGCTAAGAGAATTAAACATTACAAGACAAACAGAAATAATAGCTGATTCAGCAGAGCCTAAATCCATAGAAGAACTATATAGACAAGGATTTAATATTAAAGGGGCTAAGAAAGGAGCTGATTCTATTAATATGGGAATTGATGTTTTAAGGCGTTTTAAACTACATATAACTAAGAATAGTACAAATGCTTTAAATGAGTTCAAATACTATAAATGGCTCACGGATAAGAACGGACACATAGTAAATAAACCTGCTACTAACCAACAAGATCATTTGTTAGATGCCTGTAGATATGTTGCTTTAAATAAGCTAATGACTAACCATAGTGGCAAATACTATATTTTATAAACGATTATTAACAAATTATATATACTATTAAAATGGAAAGAGAAAAAAGGAAAGTTGAAATACCTAACGATTGGAGTGGGATTACAATACAAATGTATCAGAAGTTTCAAGAAGTAAAGAGAAAGAAGTTAGAAAAAAATGAATTTGAATTAGAAATTTTAGGTATTATTTGTGGATTAGATAAAGAAATGATTGATAGGCTTGAGGTTAAAAGTTTAAATAAGATACTTAAAACGCTTAAATTTTTAGCTACTGATATACCTGAAAATCAAGAGCTTGAAAAAAAGGTAGAATGGAATGGCAAGAAGTATGGATTTATTCCTAATCTTAGTGAGATAACAACAGGGGAATATATAGACATAGAGCAATACTGTAAAGAGGGTGAGAAGAATTTGCATAAGATAATGAGTATACTATATAGACCAATAGTAAAAGAAACTAAAACTAGATATAGTATAGAGCATTATAAACCTAGTGAAGATTTAGAGGAAGAATTTTTAGACTTCCCCATACTTCCCTCAGTGTCAGCATTGAGTTTTTTTTTTCATTTAGGAAGAACACTTCCAGACGCTTTGGGCAGATTTTTGAAAAAGGAAATCAAGAAGATGAGGGAGGCTCTTTAAGTGGTAAATGGGGATGGTATAATATAATCTTTGCTTTATGCCAAGAGGATATTACAAAAATAAAAGAAGTAACAGAATTAGAGTTATATTTAGTATTAACCTTTTTATGCTACCAACAAGACAAAAACAATATAAAGAAAAATAACTATGGTAACATTCAAAAACGTAATTGATGATTTTAGTAATATAGCTACTAATCATTATTTAATAAACTCTTTTCATAGTGGTTTCTTAGATGAGGTGGACGTAAACAAACTTGACCAATCAGACTTTCCTATACTATACTGCGAACCTGGAACAGCAACTATTGATATGGGTGTATTAACATACTCATTTACTATCTTTGTTTTAGATATGCTTAAAGAAGATTTGACAAATAGAAATGCAGTATGGACTAATACATTACAAACAACACAAGATATCATAGCTGAGTTTAGACAGAACTTATCTCTACAAACTTCAGGGGGTGATAGTGGAAAGAAATTTAGCTATGTTCCTGATGAAGCTGTTTTAGAGCTTCCAATAACTACTGAACCATTTACAGCGAGATTTGCTAATATATTAACAGGATGGAGTTCTACTATGTCTATACAAGTAAACAACGCTAATAACCTTTGTAATGCTCCTATAGAGCCTTCAGATAATAACCCTAATACATAATGGCTGTAGTATTTAGATTAAGAGGGCCAGATGGAAAGTTTGTAAAAGGTGATGCTAAGAACTTAGAAAAGGCTATGACTAGCTTTGGATCAAAAGTAATTCAAGGGGGTAGAGCTATACTTAATAAGGCAGGAAAAAGAACTCAGGAAAACACACTATTTAATGATTTTCATTATACTATGAGTAGTACAGATAGCACTATTACAATGGGTTTTGATTTTGGTGGAGCAGAGGATTATTGGCAATTTGTAGATCAGGGAGTAAGAGGTGTTGGTGGCTTTAAGGGTAGTGGTAGGGCTATGGGAGCAGGTAGCCCTTTTAGATTTAAGTATGATAATCCTGGGGGAGCTTTAGTAAATGCTATTAGAGGATGGATTAAGAATAAGCCTATTAGCTTAGGTGATATGAATGAGACAGGATTAGCTTTTGCAATAGGATATTCCATTAAAAGGCGAGGATTAGAGAGAACAATGTTTTATACTAGACCAGTAACAAAAGCTCTTAAAACGCTTCCTGATGAGCTTGTAGAGGCATTTAGATTAGACTTTAGTAAAGTAGTAGATAAACTACCAAGTAAAATATTAATAGAAACAAAAGAATAATATGGCATATTCAATAGCACAAGAACCAAATCAATTAGCAGCAGCAAATAGCCCTATGGTGTTTATACTAAAAGAATCATCATCAGCAATATATAATGGATTTAAATTTAGATATATAGCTCAAGTATTTATAAGCACAACAAATGACTCTACTTGGGTAGAGAAAGCTAAAATAAAAATACATAAGAACGCAGTAAACGTAGGAATAGTAGATGTTCATAAAATAGTTAGAACATATTTAGAAACACAGGAAAAGAATGTAGGTGACCAAGAATCAATAGATGGTAGTATACATTCAATAGGGATATCAGATACCAGTAATTCTTATTCACAAAACACAAGTCAATTAGTAGGTGTAAAAATAGTAGGTGGTTATGAAAAAGCAACATCTGCAACTACAGCTCCTGTAGAGAACTTAACCCCTGAAACAGATGCAGCGTTATATACAAGGATAATATACTCTATCCCTGCATCAACGCCTTATACTAAAACCTTTAGTGATAGGGGGGGATTAGATATAGATGGTACTAACAATCCTTTAAGATACTATACACCAAATAATGTAGGTAGATTCTTTTTAACTAATGCTCCAAGAGTACAATTTGTTAGGGGTAGTAGTACAGCAGCAGATAATGTGGATGAATTGACAATAGCCTTTATTCAAAGGGGATTGATAACTGATTCACAGACTTTAGGTAGAATAATAGTAATATATTATCAAGCAGATGGAACAGTAATAAATACTACTAATATTGATTGTACTACGGGTGTAGGTGGTCAAGCTACTGCTGATGATGTTAAAAATAGCTTAATATACTTTGGTTGTGGAACTGCTAATCTAGAGAATTTTAATACTGGTGGAACTAATCTACACAGACCTAGTAATAATGCGAACTGGGCGTATTATACTATTCAAGGAGCATCAACTCTTGATTCAGCTAGAACAATGAAATATTATTTTTATAGGTATGGTAGTGGAGCAAGTGGAATAGATGATAGACATCAATCTTGTACTAGATATGATAATATTAGACTTGCTTGGCGTAATAGATTAGGATCTTGGGATTATATGAATTTTAGAGGTAAATCAACAGAAAGCGTAGATATAACAAGGTCTGATATGGCAAAAGTTCCTGGAACTTGGGATAGCACTACATTTACATACGATAACTGGGATAGAGGTAAAAAGACTTTATATACTGAAGCAACAAGAAAACTATCTATTAATAGTGATTGGCTTAATGAAGATGAGGCTGTTTGGTTAGAGGAGCTTTTTACTTCTACTAATGTACAAATATTAGCAGATAGTAACATTGTATATCCTGTCATAATTACTAATAAAACATACACTAAAAAAACAAGTGTAAATAATAAAATAAAAATACAGTATACAATCAATTTAGAATACGCAAATAAAGTAAGAACAAATAGCTAATGGAAGTAAGATTAGTAGCATATCGTAGAGAAACATCAGCAGCAGGAACTTATGATGTTACGAACTATGAATTGGATTTAGAAAAAATACCAAACGTAGTAGTAAACTATAATTTTTTAGATTTACAAAAACCTGAAAGTAGAAAAACAAATTTCAGTCAAACACTTAAACTACCCTTTTCAAATAAAAACAATGAATTTTTTGAGAATTGGTTTGATGTTAATTTAGATACTTTAGTTTTTAATACTAAAAAGAAATTTGAAGCTGTCCTTTTGATTGATAGTATTCCACAATTAAAAGGGTTTATTGAATTAAAATCAATTTATTTAAATGCTAGACTATATGAAATTGCTTTATTTGGTGATACAGCTAATTTCTTTACTGATATAAAAGGTAAAAAATTACAAGATGCTTTTCTAGTAATTGATGGGGCTGATACTGAATTAGAATTATTAAGTCAGTTGCTAGACCATAAATTAACTTTAGATAATATTTATAATAGTTGGACTACAGGTGTAACTAGCGTTCTAGGTGGCGCTGTTACTAACGATATATTGTACCCTATCATAGACTGGGGTCATACAACAAATCCTTATAGTAGTGCTATGTTTTGGGATCCATCAGATTTATGGACTCTAAATGAAGATGAGGGCGACACATCTCAAGTCTTAAATACCTATGGCTTTGTTCAAGCATCTCATTTAAAACCTGCAATAAGAATACAAAGACTATTACATATAATAGCAGTAAAAGCAGGTTATCAAATTAAGAGTTCATTTATGGGAATAGATGACACAGCAGGAACGATATTCACAGATACAGGTTGGTTTAGTAGATTATTTATGACTTTATCTACAGAAAGTGAAAGAGTACAAACTTTATATAATACAAGTGAGGGTAGTGAGGCTCCTTTTGTAGGGTTTGAAGTAGAATCTAGTTCATCACAAACTGATACTGTACCTATGCAAATATCTACCTTAGCAGATGAATTTGGGGGTATAAGCACAATGTTTGAGAACCTTATTATTGATAATGAGATATACGACCCTAATGGTTTATATAATGACCAAATAGCTGATTGGGGTGTTCCAGGTGTTCCAGGTTACCCAAATACTCCCTCTATTAAAATCCCTGATAGTGGTGGTGATACCGCTTTATTACCATCTGGAGCTTTTTCTGTTCAAGTAAATTTAGATATATTGGTAAACGAATTCTCAGAGGATGGGTTTGCTGTACCAGGTATTAATATGGAACTTCTGGTTTGGAAACAATCTACAGGTACTGTATATTCATCTGAGCAGTTTTATGTAACAAGTGGAACGCCTTCTAATACAATACAAGAAACCATGACAATAGAGGGCAATCCAGGTGAGATATACTATTTTACATTAGAGTGTGTTCCTACAGTTGTTTCAATGGATACATTGAATCTTTACGATACTATTCAAATAACCGTACAAAGTGCTAGTATAAAAACATTATATACTGGTGAGACAGGATTAATGTCAGGTGGATTAGGTGGAACTGTTCAAATGTTTCATAATATGCCTAATATATCTCAATCAGACTTTGTAAAGGATTTAATAAATAGATTTAATTTAGTCATAAACTGTGATGCTGATAATGAAAAGTTATTAATTATAGAACCTTATAGTGATTATGTTTCTGCGGCTAACAAAACTCTATATTGGACTGATAAGCTAGATGTTTCAAAAGAGCAAGTTATTCAAACTACGAATAAAATGCAGTTTAAACATTTAAAATTTAGTGACTTAGAAGATAAAGACTTTTTAAATCAAAGATATAAAGATGCTCATAATGTAATCTATGGTGAATATAATGAAATTAGAGATAATGATTTTGCAGGAAAAGAGTTTAAAAACTTTTCTATTATGTCACCTTTTATAGCACAAGGAATAGGGGAATGGGGGGTTAATGGAATACAAGGGGGTTATCAAGAAAATGATATTGCTTTAGCTTATTGTTTTGAAGCAGCAGAGGGGGAAGAAAGAAAACCTATAGCAGGAATTAAACCAAAAATATTTTATTATAGTGGAACGCCTGTACCTATTGATGGAGTAAACCCTTTAACAGGAACACAATTTAATTTCCATCTATTGAGTTCAAATTACTTAGAATCAACTTCAAACGCAAAGCCTACAAGTACAGGTTCAAATCCTCAAGGTGTTTTTCCGTTATGTTTACAATACAATTTAGACAGTTTAGGTGATGTATCAACTACAACTAAAATATTAAATTGGACTTATTATACGCCTAATTTTAACTCTGGATTTACATTTAATTTCTTTGGTAATGTTTATAGCACACATGGCTACTACAATGATTACTGGGCGAAGTATATAAATGAGATATATTCTGATGAAGCTAGAATAATGGAATGCTATATAAACTTAACGCCTGAGGATATTATGACTTTTTCAGGAACAGGTTTTCAATACACATATTATATAAAAAATACATTATGGCGAATACTAAAGATTAGTAATCATTTAGTAGGTGGAAATAAATCAACTAAAGTTACTTTATTAAAAGTAATAGATACAATGGTTGATGTATGTGGAGCTATTCCACAAGGTTCACCTACAGGGCAAATAGTTTTTACAGATTCTCAGACAGGATTAGTGACACCAATAACTAACACCTGCTGTGAAGAATTAAATCCAAATTGGACTTTTGTTCAAACTAACGCAACTACAGGTACTGGTACTTGTTGGACTAGTCAACCTACGGCTTTAGCTTTACCACCTAATCCAAACAATGGGGATGGTACACAAAACAATCCTCAAGCTATGTTAATGCCAAATATTGAAACAAACTTTAACATAGAGAGTACAATGGGTAATGGTAATAACTCTACTTTTTACCTACAAGCTGTGACAGCAGATTCTAGTACAGCAAATAACTTTACTTATAGTGGAGTACAAAAACAAATTTTACTTTTAAAACCACTATCAATGAACTATGTAAAAATAAGTTTAATAGGTAGTATAGTATCAGGAACTAATTCAAGTAAATGTGGATATTTAGAATATGATACTTTATTAGTAAATAGAAATCAATTCTCATACCATATTGGAGCAGCAGGTGGAACATTATTAAAAACCAATAAAGATACCGCTTTTACTACACCAACAGTTTCTCTTACTACTTTTGATAGTAGAGGATTTTGGGCGCCTACAATTACAGGGGGAGCAAATGAGCAGGTTAGTTGGATAGCTAAAGTAGAGATCATTCAACAGCCTTTAGGTGATCCAGGTGGTGTTTTGATACCTACATCAAAGGCATTATATGAAAATTCAGCAGGTATATTATTTGAAGATTTAAACAATTTAGAATGGAATTAAAAAAAATAGACATATTAGCAAAGGTTATACCAGGCGTTTTAAAACTGGTAAATAAACACGAATTTGATGACCAATACTTATACTTTGTATATGGTCAAGAGGAGTATACTAAAGATGTAGAAAAAGTAAAAAAACAATTTAAAAGACAATTAAAAAAAACATTTAGATTATGGCGCTAGGAACAAAAGAATTAACATTAGTTTTTAAAGCAGCTACAGAAGGAGCTAAAAAAAAGATTGATGATGTAGGAGCAAGTTTAAAAGGTGTAGGAGCAAGTGGTAAAGTTGCTCAAGGTGGATTGAATATGATGGGTAAAGGATTTAAGTTTATAGGTGGAGCCATTAAGGCAGCAGGTATAGGTTTACTTATTGGTGTATTATCTCAATTAACAGGGATGTTTCAAAGCAATCAAAAAACAGCAGATACATTTGGTAGGATAATGTTAAAGCTACAACCTGTATTTCAAGTTATAGGTGATGTAATAGGTTTTGTGGCAGGTCTATTAGAAGATTTAATAGATATGTTCACAGGAGCTATAGATTGGATAGGTGGATTAATAGGCGTTACAAATGATGTAGCAAGTGCTACAGAGGGTTATGCTGA